CCTCACACTCATTCTCTTTCCCGATATTGTGTGTCATAACCATATCATCAACACTGTGCGTTAAAGTGCGCTTTACAGGGTCATTGATTGATTTTGAGAAAGGATTTACACATGGGATAGCAATAGCATCTCTTTTATCAAAGCTACGCATATCAATCGGGTCATGTGCTGACGTAGCACCACTCTTAAATACGTCCAACCCTTTCTGACTGAATACAAGGAGAACATTATCCCCTTGATTGATTGGGAATGTTAAAGCTGAGGTTGATGAGCTAGGGAACTGAACAGGGACGGAAAGTATTTCGGGGTATGCCATTATCTCGCCGTCAATGTACTTCTTATTAACTACAGGTTGTACGTCAATGCGGCACTCGTTGAGTTTGCTAACTCCAGTCACCACAGCGACCATCGACACATAAATATCTGACAACCTAAAATCAATTTGTGCATTTAGTATTGTTTCTAAACTGTTTTCCATTATACTAAATCCTTAATATTGTCGCCCCATATTTGCATAAACCATTCATTCCCTCTTGTATCACCACTGTACTTAATAGTTCTAACGCGGTAGTAGCCGCTAAGTTTAGTTTTAGTGGAATCAAGACGTATTAGGCTGTTAGGTTTAACAGATGGGTTTAGTAAGGCTTTCAATTCAATGTTTGACCTTTGAATTTTCCGTGTTGTCTGTTTACGAGGTTTGCCACTCTTGGTAGGCTTCAATTCACCTGTAATGTCTGTTTCATTATCTTCTAAGGGTTGTTCAATGGCTTGTGTAACTTCTTCTGTGTGCGTGTATGGGATGTCAAGCAAACCGCTTTCTTGTGATAAAATGATAGCTGTTTCGGTGTTTTTATTTGGCGACACACTACGTTTATCTTTAACAGTAAGCTTACCCTCTAAGATAGACCACTCTAAATCGTTTGGCTTACACAAGTCGTCTAGGATTTGTTTTAGTGTTCCAGTTGCAGGGTAGCCGAAAGTGAGTGTTCTATCTGTATTGCCACTGGCAATCACATCAACTTTTAGGTTATTATTCTCTGCAATGTTCTGAATAACAAAACCAATAGTTACACCTTCGGGGTATGCTTTATGAACCTTAGTTCCGTTAAGTATTTTAAATCCGTCAGCAATCTTGAAAGTTGTTTCAGTATCAACACCGACTTTCTTTGTCATAATCTGTACAACATCACCTTTGAGTAATTGCTGTATGCTGCCAACATAGCCAACAGCTAACGTGGCAGATAAGGCCATTTGTTTATCGCTAAACTTATCAAGGGTTGTTTGAGCTAAGTTATAAACCTTCACTTCTGCTGAATTGTTTTTATTTGCATGGTCAACATTTTGCTGGATGTCAAAAGATAGACGTAATTCTGTTATTGTGAACAGCTTACCATTGTCGCGGTCATATAAAGTGAGAACATAATCTCTTTGAAATTGATACATTCTCACCTCTTATTAATAAACTACCGAGTAGAAAAGAAAATAATAATCTTTCCAGTTTTTAATTGTATCTTCTGTATCTACCAAGTTAATATCAAAACTATGCAATGTAAAATACCCATTAAGCCCTTTCTGTTTAAGTGAACTGTTAACAGGGAAAATAGAGTGTGGGTTGATAGTGACACCTTCAAACAGAATATCACCGTTTGATTTTATTAGTGTGGCACAATACCGTTTCATTTTGTCATTCCAAACAAAAGCCATGTTGCACGATTGTTTTTCAAGAACAAGGTTAACTTTGAAATTAACTTCGTTATAGAGGTCAATAGATTTGTGTACAGCATTTACTTCCATATCCTACCTCTGTTTATTTACCAGACTGCCTAAGAACTCTTAATTTTTCCGCGTTTATTAAAGCCTCTTGTTCTTTATTCGTAGCTGTCATTTTAGTGAAGGACTCAAGCAAACTCTCTTTTTTAACAACCCCATTGTTTTTCTCAGACAACTCGCAAAGCTTCTGCCCTTTATCTAGTTTTATTTTATCTACAGGGATGTCAATAGACTTTGATACAACCCCACCATCTGCCGTGTTAAAACTATATGAAAACTTACCAATACCGTTTGATATGACTAGTGTACCCGCTCTTGGTGTGCCATTATCGTCGTATGTATATTTGTCATTTCTATATGTAACACCTACGCAGTTTGCAGCAGCACCTTTCTGGGCTTCGCCTGTTGCGGCATCTGTTACTTTATCCCCTGGTAGTTTTGGAATCTTACTTGTATTAACTTCTTCTACTTTAACTTGTACAACATTAATCTTTTCAAAAGCCATGTCGGGGTAGACGGCATAACCTGAGTTCTCATCCTCTTTGAACGACAAAGATGTAAGTATGCAATCTGTATGCTGCACTATCTCACCACTATCAGGATATTCTAGGATTGTAACTAACAAAGAGTTTTTACGAATATCAATCAAACGCCTTTTGATGTATTCTGCGCGGTACTTGTCAGGGATAAAATAACCATAAGTGTTTAACAACCCGTTCGCAAAAGAAGCTGTTAATTCACTTCTGCTTGCATCAGGAAACCCTTCCTTGCTTAAAGACACATCTTCTAAAGCTAAATCTTTACTTGGGTTGAGGAAGTCGTAATCACTAACAACCCCACTCACCTTAAACTTATCATTATCAGATGTAACGTGGTCGGTGATTGTACTACCACTTTCAATAGGGTGAGAGGATACACTTCCTGTGTAAGACTCATCAAAAGATGTGACACAACTAAGTGTAATAATGTCTGAGCTTGCCTGTTCTTTTATTACAATAATCATATCACTTCCTTTTAGTATGTGCTTGGGTTGTAAAACCTAAACTCTTTAGATGCTGCTTGACCCATAGCTTCACCAAACAAAGACATATCCCCTGTTTGAAGGATAGCTGCCTGTTGTGGAGTCATTTGTGGCAGATTCACTTGTACACTCACTTGTTGAACAGGTGCTTGTTGTTGAGACTGTCCGCCATAGTAAGCCTTGTCCCACAAATAGTTACCAACTTTAGACATAGCTTCTATAGCCCTGCTTCCTGTTGGTTTTCCTAATTCAAGTGTAGGGTACTCTTTGAACACCCCTCCGTTTGGTGTCGCATTACCTTTATCATCGTAGTCCATATTACTAGGCAAAAGATGTAACATTGCCAATGCCTGTGTCAATGCCAAAGATAGCTCTGCAATTTTCAAACTAATAGATGAAAGCACAAAATCAACAATAGCGACAAGTGTTACAAGCCAACTATCTTCTGGATTACCACCTTGAAGTAAGTCAACCATATCAGATACAGCCATCGCCCCTGCGATAAACAAAGCTAGTGGTGCAAGCGTTCCCGTAAGAATAGCCCCTACTCTTGTCATCGTAAGACTAAGCCTCAGCCAAGCTGCCTCAGCAAAGGTTGCTGCTGCTGCGAACTGCGTAAAGGTAGATGTAAACAAGAAAGTCATACCAACAACTGCTGCGGCAATAGTGGTAGCAAATAAGGTTTTAAGTGTTAACAATCCCTCTGTTAAGAAGTCAAACAAGTTTTTTACTGTGTGCATCAAACCTTTAAATGCTTTAGCCACCATCGGCACAGCTTCGCTACCATAAGCAAACATCACAGCTAACGCATGGTCTAACCCACCTTTCATAACAATGTATGAAAACTCTTTCAAGCTATTGTTAAATCTTACTTGAGCAACTTGACTGTTCTCTAACGCTTCGGCTAATGCACCACCTGTGTTTGCAATGATTGTTAATTTGTCAGCCACGATTGGCAGTAACTCAGCAGGGTCTAGTAACCCTCTTTTCATTACATCGTCAAACGTAGTGAACTTAGCCCCCATTTTCTCTTTAGCTGCTTCTGTTAACAGCTTGATAAACGGTGTTACACGTTGACCCATCTGTAAGCGAGCTTCTTGAGCCTGAATCTTGTCTTTACCAAACATCTGCTGAATAGCTAAGTTAGCTAGACGTTGATCTTCGGTTGTCATGTGGACTGTTGCGTAGTATTTGTTAAACCCTGTGAACATTTTTTGCATCTGTTCAGGATTCATTTTCTCTTGCGCTGTTACAACGATTTGAGCATAGGCGTTACCTGCACCAACTAAATCTAAACCTAGTTGTTGTGAAAGCTCACGAACGTATTTCATGTTATTAGCGAAAGCTTCTGAGCTTTTACTAACAGCTTTCATTTTCAATTCCATTGCGAACATTTCACGGCCAGCACCGATAAGCTCGCGGAAGGCATAGCCACCGCCAAGCATACCACCTAGTCCCATGCCCATTGGTAGCATAGGTTTTAGGAAGGCCATAATACCAGCAGTTTCTAGTAACCCTGCACCTGCGCCACTTGGAGGTCTGCCCGCGCCACCGTGACCGCCATTACCGTTACCTGCGCCATTACCCCCACCTCTGAACCCTCCCCCTACTCGCGGCAAGGGAGAACCCGCAGCACCTCTTAAACGCTCTAATAGAAGGACTACAGGCAGCAATGCGTGTGCATAGCTGTTGAGTGCTACAATGTTTGAATTGAGACGTTTCTCAAAGTTTGATAATTTGATTTGAGATTTAGATGCTTCTTGAGCTACTTGATGAAGGACACCGTTAGATGCCTCCATAACTTTTACATAAGCTCTGGCTGCGGCTGCGATTGACTTGCGCCAACTTTGCATGGATTTTGCATCAAATGTATTCTGCATCTTTCCAAAGGATGAAAGCATACTTTTCAGTGCTTTAGCTGTAGCTGCAACAAGGGCTAAAGTCCCGCCCATTTCCTTCTTCGTTAGTTCCATTTCTTTACGAAACGCAACCAGTCCCGAACTATCTACTTGGAAGGACATCTGGGCGTAGAAACTGGCAATAGCCGACATAAGCTTTACTCCTTTATTGGTTAAGGCTTATGCCTACTATTAATCCGTTATTTCTATTTGATACTCTAGCAAAGCTTTGTACGCTCTGTAGTCTAATTCTTCTTTGTGCTTCTCTGCTACTGTTTGAATCTGTTGTTCCTTTGCAGATTTGTATGATAAGAAAGCCTCGTATGGTGTATCATATATACCTATGTGTGTAACTTTACCGTTAATTCCGCAGCTTGCAGTGTATCTTTGTCTTTGTTTGTGTAAAGACACGCCTATGGGGTACAGACCCCTATTCTTCTGCTTTCTCAAAAGTAGTGCATTTATCTCTTGTGGAACAAAAACACAATTATCTTCACTATAAACTCTATTTCTTTTGAAAAGAATGTCTTTATCTAAACACCAAGCTCTGCCATCACTATCTACAGTTCCGAAACCAATTTGGGTTTGACACCAATCATAAAAGAATGAGTATGACTTGAAGTTTTCTGACACACAGCAGTCAGAATAGTTGTCATTTCTTAACCCACGTTTTTGAGCGTAGCACCTTTGTAAAATACTTTGCCATAAGGCGTATTCTTTTACTTTTATACCTTGCTTAAATACAGGTACACCTTTATCATTAAGCCCAACACCGTAAACAAGTCTGCTCATATCCACCTCCACAATTAAACGTGAAGTTTAACATAAGATACCTAAAAGTGCAACAGTTATTTATTCCCTTTCGGTTGCGTATCTATTCTAATAGCGTCCTGTAGTTCCAATAACTCCATCATGTCGTACACATCTTCTAACCCATATACAGTTTGTAGTTCGTGCAGCGTAGCCAGCTTTGTTTCACTTGTCAGTATTCTAAATATTTCACTAGGCTGTTTAAACTCAGCGTCTATTTGCTTAGACAAATGAGAGGAAAGTTTAGCACCTCCCTCATCTTCCGTTACGCGCCTACGGAATCTGGCTGAATAAAAACATCTAAGAAATTGAGCTTGATAATTGCAAACAACAG